CATATAAACGTAGGAGGGGGAGGGGGTACAATCAAAAAAAGGGGGTGAAACGTATGGCAAAAATCACGGCAAATAAACTAAAAAATGATTTAATGAAACAGCTTCAGCAAAGGGGCATGGACAAGCAAACTCAATACGTATCACTCGTAGAAGATTATATTGAATTGTGGAACGTAAAGAATAGATTGATTGATGATATAAGGGAACGTGGAGTAACAGTTGGATGGAACAATGGGCCATCTCAATATGGCAAAAAAAAGAATGAATCTGTAACGGAATTAACAAAAGTTAATAATCAAATGCTTAAAAATTTAGCCGAATTAGGGCTAAGAGGGGCAGATATTCCAATTGAGGAAGAAGAAGTAAAATTATAATGGCTCGTAGGAAGTACCCATATCATCCCTTCATAACAGATTGGATGCGCAAGGTAGAACAAGCACAAATACCCGCTTGCAGAGAACAGAAACTTTTAATGCCATTTATACGCGAAATACTTGATAATAAGAATATTGAATTTAGAGCAAATGCAACTGAAGAGGCAGTATCAATGTTGCATCGCAACTTCCCGTTCAAAATGCATGATTATCAGCTTTTTAGATTTGCAATATTTTACGGCCTTTATGAAAAGGGAACGGAATATCCCGTTTTTAACGAAAACTTCAACTTGTGGGGGCGCGGTACCGGAAAGAATGGCACAGCTTCCATGGATAGTATGTATTTAACATCAGAATATAACGGGGTTAGAAAGTATGATGTAGATGTTGTAGCAAATTCCGAAAAGCAAGCCACAACATCATTTAACGAAGTGTATGATATTTTGGAATCAAACCCAAAGAAATATAAGCAGCTATATAGATGGAATTTGCAAAAAATCTATAATAAAGCAACGCAGTCAACATTGGGCTATTTAACATCAAATGCAAAGACAAAAGACGGAGGAAGGCAAGGCGCAATTATATTTGACGAGGTACACGAATACCAAAACTATGATTTAATAACAGTTTTGGAAGGTGGACTAGGTAAAGTTGCGAAACCACGTATTATATATTTAACAACAGATGGATCTGTAAGAGATGCAGTTGTAGACGATTTAAAAAGAGAATCATTGGAAATACTGACAGGGGAAACCCCACACAATGGCAGATTCCCTTTTATTTTCAAAATGGACAATATACAGGAATTTGGGAAGCCGGACTTATTTGTTAAAGCAATACCACGATTGCGTTATGACGAAACACTAAGACGGCAAGTCATGAAAGAATATGCAAATGCAAAGAATATAGAGGACAAAAAAGAAAAATTCATACTGAAGAGGTTAAACCTTGCATACGCGTCAAAAGAAAAAACAGTGACAACATGGGAAAGCTTAATGCAAGCATGTTCTCACGTTTGGCCAAGTTTGGAAAATTCTCCATGTATAGGCGCGGTAGACTTTGCAGAGTTAAGAGATTTTTGTTCAGTAGGACTTATTTTTAAGCGCAACGGAATGCACTACTACAAAGAGCATACATTTATTCATGCAGAATCTTTAAAGCTAAAAGACTATAAAATTAATGTTGAAGAACTTGTAAAAGATGGCTTTGTAACAATCGTAAGTGGTGACCCGGTAATATCACCGCGCGTAATTGTTGATTGGTTTAAAACTCAAGCAAAAACATATCACGTTAAGAAGGTGTATGCTGACAGGTTCAAATTTGTCGCTTTAAAAGAAGAATTTGAAAAAGCCGGGCTAGAATTAGTAGGTGTACCAAATGGAACTGTAACACATTCACTGCTTGCACCAATTGTAACAGGCATGTTTGCAAATGACACGATAGCATTTGAAAATAACAAGCTAATGCGTTGGTATATTTGGAATGTTGCCGTGCGCACAGATAAAAAAGGGAATAAGTCATATGAAAAGATTGAGCCTATTCTGCGTAAAACAGATGGCTTCTTTTCATTTTTGCATGGACTTATAGCAACAGAATTGAATGATGAACTAAAAGAAGCAGACACAGGAGTATTAGATCTAGGGCTAATCACACTATAAAGGGGGATGAAATGGGACTAAGAAATTATTTTATAGATTTTTTAGGGCGAATATTTGACAAAGGAACAGGTGCGCAAGTCGATGTTAATTTGGAAGAATTAACCGGACAAGTTGCAACAAAGGAATTAGCATTACAAAGTGCGATTAACTTAATTGGAAATGCAATTGCCTTGTCAAAATTTGAAACGTATGCAAAAGGGCAGCCAACACAAAAGGAAGATTTTTATATGCTTAATCTAAAGCCTAATCAAAACGAGGCAGCAACAACCTTTTGGAAGAAAGCCATTGCAAAACTTATAATCAACAATGAGTGCTTGATTATAAAGCGAAATGACAATATCTATATTGCAGATTCATTCACACGCACAGATTCTGCATTTTATGAAAATACATACCAAGATATTACAGTGAACGGCTTTAATTTAGGGGCGAAATATAAGGAATCAGAAGTGATTCACTTAAAAAACAACAATCAAAACGCAACAAGCTTAATAACTTCACTTTACAACGATTATGGCAAAATCATTGAACTATCGAAGGCAAGCTACAAGCGAAATAATGCGAAGCGCGGAATATTAAAGATTGGAACTGCATACCCACAAACTGAAGATGCACAAAAGAAACTTAAAGACTTAATCGAAATAAGGCTGAAGGAATTTTACAAGGCAGATGCGGGCGCAATATTGCCACTCACTGCGGGGCTAGAATATGACGAGTTATCAAAAGAATCGTATAAAAATTGCACAGATTCTCGCGATATTAAAAATTTAATGGATGATGTATTTGACTTTGTGGCCAGGGCATTCCAAATACCGCCACAGCTACTCAAAGGCACAGGCACGGAAATATCCGAACAGCTAAAAGCCTTTGTCAATCTTTGTGTAGATCCACTTGCAAAGAATATAGAAAATGAACTCAATGCAAAGCTATACACAAAAGAGAACTATCTAAACAATACATATGTTAGGGTGAATACAAGCAAAGCTAAGGCAGCAAGTTTAAGCGATGTAGCAAATGCAATTGATATACTTACAAGAAATGGGGTTCACAGCATAGACGAAAACCGCGAACTAATCGGAAAAGAACCGCTAAGAACAGATGAGTCAAAGAAACACTACATCACCAAGAATTATGAGCAGTCAAAGTAAATAAGGTAATAAGGGCAGCAATGCCCTTTTTATATTTAAAAACAAAAGGGGAGGAGGAAGAAATGGAAGCAACACAGCTAAAAGCAATAGCAGCGGAAATAAAATTCAACCCGCGTTGTGAATTGGTACAGGGGGAAGGAATACCCAAGCTGTACTTGTATGGGCAGATTGTGGAGGAAATTCCACGTAATTGGTGGACAGGTGAACCCGAAAGCGGCGACTATATCACAATGGAAGAAGTGAAGAAATCGTTTGCTGAAATAAAGGGCGATGAAGTAGAGATTCACATTAACTCAAGGGGCGGGGATATATATACATCCGTTGCAATTAGTAACTTTATCAAGGACAGTGACAAGAAAACAACAATAATTGTTGATGCAATCGCAGCAAGCGGGGGAAGCATTATCACAATGGCCGGGGACAAAATCAAAATGTACCCAAATTCATTGATGATGATTCACAGGGCATCATGCGTGGCTTATGGCAATGCAGAAGATTTGCGCAAAGTTGCTGATTCACTCGAGAAATTTGATGAAGCCGTCCAAGCAAGCTACTTGAATCACTTTAAGGGAACAAAAGAAGAACTGAAAGCAATGATTTATGAAGAAACATATTTGACAGCAGAAGAGTGCTTGACTTTAGGTTTTTGCGACGAAATCATCGAAGCAGCACCGGACACTGAAGAGGGTGTAAGCAATGAATCTGCGCTTGATGTTAAAAACTCAATTTTAGAAAAGTACAGGAACAAGGAAACCGACAAAGCAATATTGTCAAAATTTAGGAGGTAAATAAAATGGCACTAACAAATGAAATGAACGTGATGAACAAAGACGAAATTGTCAATGCGCTAACAAATGGCACTGCAGAGGATGTTGCAGACATGATTGTTGAAAATATCGTACGCAACAATGAAGCAATACAGAATAAGATTATTGCAGAAGCAAAGAGCATTGACATTACAAACGCAGATGCAGAGGCACTTGCAAGAAGGGGAATCATGCCGCTAACATCCGAAGAGCGCAACTTCTACAACGAGGTTAAGGAGAAAGGCTCTTTTGAAAAACTGCCATTTCCAAGAACAATATTTGAAAGGGTATTTGATGATTTAAAGCAGAATCATCCTCTACTATCAAAGATTAATTTTGTAAATACAACAGGCACAACAGAATGGATCTTGCGTAAGGGCAAGGTAGCAGCGGCACATTGGGGCGCACTAACAGAGGAAATCAAGAAGAAACTTGACACAGAATTTGAAGTAATCTCAACAGTACAGTGCAAGGTATCAGCATACGTTCCAATTGCAAACGACATGCTTGCACTAAGTGTAGAATGGATTGACAAGTACGCAAGAACTATTCTTGCAGAGTCAATTGCGCTTGCACTTGAAGAGGCAATCATTACAGGCGATGGAAATAACAAGCCAATTGGCGTGATGAAGAAACTTGCTGACGTAACAGCCGGAGTGCATGCTGCAAAGGCAACCCCAAAACTAAAAGATTTTACACCGGCTACAATCGGCAAAGAGATTCTTGCGCCACTATCAACAGATAGAGCGGGTACACTATCAGAAGTAGCAATTCTTGTGAACCCAACAACGTACTATTCCAAGATGTACGGCATTATGAATATACTAGATCAGCAGGGCAAATTCATACAGCAGCAGTTGCCATTTAGTGGGGAGATTATTCCATGCGCTGCCGTTCCCGAAGACAAGCTTATTGCGGGTGAACTAGGAAGATATTTCTTTGGAATTGGCTCAAGCCTAAAGCTTGAATCATCAAAGGAATATAGATTCATTGAAGATCAGACTGTATATCTTGCAAAGCAGCACGCAACGGGCAGACCTTACGCAGATGAGGACTTCCTTGTATTTGACATTGCAGATTGGAATAAGTAATCATGGAAACGTTACTTGAAGAACTGAAGAGGGCTTTACAAATAACATGGGATGAATCGAACACACATTTAACGGACTGCCTCAAACGTGGGCAGTCTAAGTTAAATGCGCTAACAGGTACAACAATTGATTTTGACAAAAATGTAGAAGCAAGGGCATTGCTGCTTGACTATTGCAGATACGATTACAACAACTTTAGCGAGCATTTTGAAGAATGCTTTGCACATGAGATATTGCGCTTGCAATTAGCGGAGGCGATAGACAATGCAAAAGGCAAATAAAAAGCTTAATAAAGTGTATAGACACCCAATTATTTTAGAACGCAAAGGCAACGCGATACAAAATAATGATGGCAGTTGGACTAAGGGCGCATGGGTGGAATTTAGAAGAGTATTTGCAAATGTTAAGAATCTGCACGGGGAAGAATATTTTATTGCCGGACAGACAAACGAGCAAGGTACACTAAAATTTTACATAAGGTACATGCCGGGGCTTACAAACGAAACAAAATCAAGTTACCGCATTATCTTTAAAGGCAAAAAATACAACATTAATTTTGTAGACAACATCAACTATGCAAATGAAGAATTGGAACTAAAAGCAATAGAAAGGGGCATGACAGATGCAGCAATCTAAGGTTTTTGAAGTGCTTAAAAAAACGGGGCTTCCTGTAACGTATAAGGAATGGCCAATAGGCGAAGCGCCACAGCTTCCATATATAGTTTTCACAAGGCGCAATTTTGATAACTTTGTAGCAGATAATGTTGTTTACGAATCGGATGGCGAATTTGATATTGAACTTTGCACGGAAGGTAAGGACACAGCACAGGAAGATAAGCTTATAAGGGTATTTGCTGAAGAGGGCATAATTTGGGATTGGACAGGCGAAGCGCGAACAGATGAAGGCATATACATTGTAAGCTTTGATATTTAAAGGGGGCTATATATGGAAACACTGTATATAACAACGCAAATGCTAAGAGATTCTAAAACGGGCGAAGTGATTGAACCACTAAGCATAGTGGCATTCACGGATAAAGAACGCGAAGCACAGGCACTAAGTAAAGGATATATAAGCGAAGTAAAGATTCACACAATAGGCAAGCCACAAAAGGCGGGCAAATAATGGATCTTGAAAAGGAACTTGCAGCAATACTAGACGATTACACTGAAGAGGTTAATCAGACAGTTAAAGAAGTTGCAAGCGAAAGCGCAAAAAGGGCAGCAAATGAACTAAAGCAAACAAGTCCGCGCCGTAGACCGCGATATTATAAGGGGTGGAAGGCAACCCCGAAAAGCTTAATAACGGGGCGCGTGGAATATGTTGTACACAACGCAAAAGATTATAGGCTTGCCCACTTGCTCGAATTTGGGCATGTTTTGAGAAATGGCGGAAGAACAAAGGCAATCCCGCACATTAAGCCCGTTGAAGAGAAATACACAGATGAATTTTATCGAGATACGATAAAGAAAATTAAAGCAATCAAATAACAGGAGGATAAGATGGCAGATACAAATAGAGTTGAATTTGGACTTGAAAAAGTAACAATCGGAACTTATGAAGTAGGCACAGATGGCGCAATCACAATGGGCGCACCTTACAAGCTTGCGGGGGCAGTAAGCTTGAGCGCAGACCCGCAAACATCAGAGAATACATTCTCAGCGGATAACGGCACATATTGGGCGGAATATAGCGAGAGTGGTTTTAAGGGAGCACTAACGATGGCGAGATTCCCGGACGAATTCAAAACAAAGTTTTTGGGCGCAGTAAAGCGAACAGATGGGGGAATTGCGACAATCAATAATCCGGTTAAGAAGAATGTATACATTGCATTTGAAGGCAAGGGCGATGCACACGCAAGAAGAACTATCTTTTACAACGTTGCACTAGGCACAATCAAGAAAGAATACAAGACAATGGAGAAGAACTCAAAGACACCGGAGACCGAATCAATTGACATCACAGTTGTTGGCGATTCAGCGACAGGACAGTCAAAAGTTACTTTTGTACCGGGTGATGCAGCATACAATAACTTCTTCACAGCACCGCCAAAGCCACTAGGCACAACAGCCCTGGGGGTATAGAGGTATAAAAGATGGTAAAAACGATAAAATTAACCAATAAGCAGTCATTCAAGATTGATACTACAATATGGTGGTTATTTATTTATCGACAGCAATTTGGCAGAGATATTCTGCCAGATTTGCTGCCATTTATAGAAGCACTATTGAAGATTAATGCAAGCTTTATCGCTCCAAATGGCGAAACCGGAGAATTGACAACGGCACAATATTTACAGGCACTTGCTAAAGATGAAGTATTGGAAGAGGCGCTTATTTCACTTGCCGTTGCGGAATCTATCACAATATATCAGATTGCATGGGCGCTTGCAAAGAATGCTGACGATTCAATACCAAGTCCGCACGAGTGGATAAAGAGTTTTAAAAGCTTGCCCGTTGACATAATAGGCAAGGAAGTAATCACCGCGGTGATTGAATCAACAATCAGCGAAAAAAACGCAAAAAGCCTTCTAGCGAAGATTTTGAAAGTAGCATAAATTTAGACCAAATATTGATAGGCGCGACACAACGCGGGCTATCGCTAGAAGGCATTAGCAAATTGGACATAGGACAAGTAGTTGATTTTGTGATGGAATATAGCAACGAATCAACAACTGAAGAGGAAATAAGAATAAGGACAAAAAAGGCATCTCAAAATGATTGGGATGCCTTTTTGGGCTAAGTAAAGTAACGGGGGGCAAAATGGCAATTGGTAAGAATATCAAGGGCATAACAATTGAATTTGGCGCGAGGACAGTTAAGCTTGATACAGCATTGGCAGAAGTTAAGCAGAAATCAAAGAGTGTTAGTCAAGCCCTCCGCGATATTAACCGCAATCTGAAATTTGATCCAAAGAATGCGGAACTACTAGCACAAAAGCAAAAGGCTCTTGCAGAGCGCGTTGAAGCAACAACATCAAAGCTAAAGGCACTGCAAGCAGCAGAAGCACAACTAAGTGAAGAATTTAAAAGTAAGGAAAACGGGCAAGCAGAATTTGAAGCGCTAAGACGTGAAATAATTCAGACGGAACAACAGCTAAAGCGGTTTAAAGCTGAGTATGAACGTTTGGGCTCAGTCAAGCTTACTAAGTTGGGTGAATCATTTCAGCAAATGGGCGCGAAGATGGAATCTGCGGGTAAGAAGCTTATGCCGTTTTCAACAGCATTTTTAGGCATTGGATATGCTGCAACACGCTCAGCAATAGATTTTGAAACCGCATGGGCGGGAGTAACAAAGACAGTAGACGGCACACCACAGCAATTAGACAGGATAAGGCAAGGTATTCTTGACTTATCAAAAGAAACTTCATCATCTGCAACCGACATAGCAGCAGTTGCAGAAGCAGCCGGACAACTAGGAATAAAGACGGATGATATTTTGGAATTTACACGCGTTATGGTAATGCTAGGTGATACAACAAACTTATCATCAGAAGAAGCAGCAAGCGCACTCGCAAAGTATGCGAATATCACCGGACTAACAGCAGATAACTATAAACGTTTAGGATCTGCAATTGTAGATCTAGGAAATAACTTTGCAACAACTGAAGCGGATATAGTCAACTTTGCTATGAGAATTGCTGCAAGTGGTAAGCAAGTAGGATTCACAGACCAACAGATATTGGCACTATCAACCGCGCTATCATCCGTAGGACTTGAAGCTGAAGCGGGTGGATCTGCTGTATCAAAAGTATTAACAGAAATTGATAAGGCCGTATCGACAAACGGCAAAACATTATCCACATGGGCAGAAACCGCGGGCATGAGTGTAAGCGATTTTAAGCGCGCATGGGAAAAGGATGCATACGGGGCATTTCAAAAGGTAATAAGTGGAATGGGCGATGCCAAGAAAGGCGGGGAGAATCTCAACGTACTTCTTGAAGAATTAGGTGTAACAAATATTAGAACAAGTGACACCATGAAGAGATTATCTTCAGCATCCGAACTATTTTCGAAAACAACAGCAACAGCAAATAAAGCATGGGGTGAAAATAAAGCCTTAACGGCTGAAGCTGAAAAAAAATATCAAACAACAGCTGCGCAGTTACAACAGCTAAAAGCAGCATTTGTTGAAATCGGGGTAGAATTAGGCGACACGTTCTTACCCGAAATAAAAGAGATCGTAGGAAATATAAAGAACTTTACAAAAGGGCTAAAAGACTTAAGCCCGGAAGCAAAGCACTTTATTGTAAAGCTTATAGAGATTGGTGCAGTAGCGGGGCCAACATTAATCACGTTAGGCAAGCTATCACAAGGCATGGGGACATTATCAAAAGGCTTTTCACATTTAAGCGGGATGCTTAAATTTACGAAAAACGCAAAAGAATCAGCAGATAAGCTGACAAAGACAGTTGACGGGCTGACGAAAAGCACAGATGGGCTCAAAGTAATGAATACCGCGACAGCGGGAGTTGGCGCATTTGGAGCAAAATTGTCATTGCTTGCACCAATTATAGGAATCGCAACAGTGGGCATAGTAGGATTGGGCGCAGCTATCTACACGGCATATCAAAACGCGCATAAAGAACGTAAAGCGGTAGACGAAATGGCACGCGCGCATGAAGCAGCAGTTGAAAAGGTTAATGCTAATGCACAAAGTGCAGAAATGTACCGCCAAAGATTAAACTCACTGATTGGAGTTGAAGATAAATCGACAACTCAAAAACAATTAATGCAAACGTATGTAGATAAGCTTAATGCAAGCGTAGAAGGGCTCAACCTTACATACGATGCAGAAGGTGATAAGCTTTACGATAACACAGGCAAAGTTGTTGATAACACCAATGCAATTAAAGAGCAAATTGATGCAATGAAGGAACGCGCACTTGCTGATGCATATATGCAGAATGCAACGGAATCTCTCGAGAAATACGCAGAATATACACAGCAGCTATCACAGGCAGAAGCCGAACGCGCTGAAGTCAAAGAAAAAATAGATAAGCTTACAGAAAAGGGTACAGACCTCAAGAAAGCAGAACGCAACGAACTATCCACACTTGTAGAAACTTATAAGAAATTAGGGCGCGACATGGATGGCTATTATGAAGGCATGGCAAGCGCACTTGTAGAAGCGCAAAAGTGGAACAACACGATGGAAATACAGGCGGGCGCTTTAACTAATCTACAAGGCATTGCAGAATCTGCGGGAATAAAGATTCCAAAATCGTTAGAAGCCGGAATACGTGAAGGAAGATATACAATTCCAAGTAGTGTTGACGAATTAAAAGCACTTATAGATTTTGATTCAGCGGTTCAAAAAGCAAAAGAAAAAGGAATAGAAATTCCCGAAAATTTGCAAGCGGGTATTCTATCCGGAGAAATACCATTGAGCGAAGCAACAAGCAGACTTAATGAAGCCGTTAAAACAGGAGTTGCGGGCATGCCAACTGACATGAACCAAACAGGAACAGAAGCTGCAACGGAATTGATAAACGGAATGGATGAACGCAAAAGCGATGTAACAAATAAAGCAAGTGAAATATCCAAAGGCGCGAAAGATTCAGCAGATGCGGAAGCAGCGAAAGCATATGACACAGGCGCACTATTTGGCGGCAAATACATAGAAGGCCTAGATGCAACAAATTATGTAGCAAATATTGCGGGTCAAAGATTAGGGGGCGCCGGAAGAACAGGCGCTGAAGCTATAAGCTTATATGATGCGGGATATAACGCGGGCGCGGGTTTTGCGAGTGGTTTAAGTAACGCAATGTGGCTTGCGACAAATGCAGCGAGAAGCATTGCGGAACAAGCGCTATATGCGGCACAAAAAAGGTTAGACGAACACTCACCATCAAGGGAATTTGCAAAGATTGGTAAATTTGGTGGCGAAGGTTTTGCAATCGGACTTGAAGCGACAGGGAAAGACGTTGCGAAAGCCTCAGAAGAGTTGGGCGAAATAGCACTAACAAATGCACAAGATAAGCTGAGTAAGATTGGCGCGATAAATTCTAAACTTGCGGGCATTAAATCAACAAGAACCGCGGGATTTGCGTTTAAGCCACTAAGTCAAACACAAGCGGCACCGGACACAAAGCAAAGCGAAGGAATCACATATAAGCAAATGGCAGAACTGATGGGCTTGCTTATAACTGCAATCAATAATAAAGATTCAAACGTTGTTATTGATGTTAATGCTATTGCAGACTTTGCAACGCAAAGAATCAATAAGAATATGGGGATAATATCCGAACGCGAAAGAAGGCAATAAAAATGTATAAAGTGATGATAAACGGCATAGATCTACAATCAAAATACGATGCATATTTGGAAGGGCGCGAAATCACCGCGCCCCAAATGCGCAGAGTAACGGAAACTATACCGGGGCGAAATGGGGTGCTTGATTATACATCAGCAATAACAGGTTATCCAACATATGACAACCGAACAATACGGCTCACAGTATGCATTCATAAAACCAAAAAAACAGAATTAGAGGCGGCAAGGGATAGCATATTCAGTATTATCCACGGCAAAAGAGTTAATATAAGTTTTAGCGATATTAACGGGGTATTCACAGGAACCGGACAGATTGAAGCTGAAGAGGACGGCTTGCGATTTAAAAGGCTAACAATATCGGTAGATGTATACCCGTATAGATTTACAGGAACAAAGAAGATAGAACTCACAGCCACTGCCGAAGGAGTTACAAAGGAGTTTGAAATAAATATGCCTGTAAGTCCTTATATGGAAAATGAAAACGAAATCACAATTGAAGCGGGCAATACTAAAATAAATAAAAAGGCGGGGAAATTCTCCGTTGATGAATTAGTGTTAAAGCCAGGGCACAATCAAATAAAAATAAAAGGAACCGGAAAAGTAAAAATGGAGTATGAAGAAGGGGTGCTATGATGTATAGAATTGAGTATAACAACCTAACTATATATGATGCAAGCAACCCCGCACTGCAAATTCTAAGTGGCAATGCAGATTTTGAGCTAAACAAGGCGGGAAGCTTAACAATCACACTTCCCGCAAGTCATAAATACATAGACCGAATAGAAAGATTAAAGCACATTATAAAACTTTACGATGATAATGATTTGATATTCCAAGGCCGCGTTTTAGATTTTGAATTTGATTTTTATAACAATAAAAGAATCTATTGCGAAGGCGAACTATCTTATTTTAAAGATTCAATTCAAGATCCTTTTGAATTTAAAGGTGATATACCCGTATTTTTAAATGGCATAATCGCAGCGCACAACAAACAAGTGGATGCACACAAAAGGTTTAAATTAGGGGTGGTAACAGTAACAGACCCAAACAATCTAATCGTAAGGGAATCTAAAGATTATTTGGATAGCTTAACGATGATTAGACAAAAGCTAATTGATATGTTAGGCGGCTATATTGTCATAAGGCATGAAGAGGATGGCGCATATATTGACTATCTAAAAGACATGGACAAAATAGGGAATCAAAGCATACGATTTGGCTTAAATTTAACAGACATAAAAAGAACGATTGCGGGAGCAGACATTGCAACAGCTATATTGCCACTAGGTGCAGAGGATAAGGACACAGACAAGCGAATCACAATTGAAGAAATCACGGGCAAGAAATATATTATAGATGAAGAGGCAGTAAACAAATACGGGCTTATCGTTAGAACGGAAACATGGGAAGATGTGACACTTCCAAGCAATCTGATAACAAAAGCAAAACAGAGGCTTGCCGAATGGGTTAAGTTGGGGGTTAATCTTGAAATATCCGCGGCAGATCTAGCACCACTTGATTCAAGATATAAAAGTTACAGGGTGGGCGACAAAATCAAAATCATATCACCATATCACGGAATCAACGACATATATTTGATTAACAGTTTACATCTTAACTTGCTCAATCCGGCAGAAAATAATTTGCAGATTGGAAGCAAAACCGCTACTTTAACGGAATATCAAGTAAACAAAGATGCAAAGATAGATACAGTAGAATCTATCGTAAATGGGGCTAAAAGCGATGTTAAAAAGATAAGTACAAAAACGCAAAGCTTTGCAGAAAAAGTAAAGGAAGTAAGCGACAAAATCAGCGAACTCGAGCAAAACAAAGACAATTTAACAGATACGCAAAAAGCAGAAATTGAAAAGCAGCTTGAAGAGGAACGCAAGAAGCTTGCTGACATTATCGACAACAAAGACAAAATCGTTAAAGCAGATTTAGAAGCGAAGCTGAACGATAGTTTTAATATAGTAAAAAGCGAATACGAACGCAAGATTGAAGAAACTGCGGGAGGAATACGCGACACACTAAAAGAAAGCTATTACACAAAAGACGAATCAAAAGCGCTTATCAGTGAAGAGGGCATATCAAAGTTTACATCAAAAGATGAATTTGAAATTGCGTATAATCGCTTTATTCAAGATATATCCGCAATACAAAGCGGAACGGCAGCGGAATTTTTAAAAATCAAGAAGTATCTTCATTTTGGCGAAGATGGAGTTACGATTGGCGAAGTAGGAACTGCACAAAGCAATATTTGTATCAAAATAGACAATGACAGAATAAGTTTTTTGGACAATGGCGCAGAAGTGGCATATTGGAAGAATAGAAACTTTTATGCAGTTGATGGCGAATTTTTAAACAGCTTGAAACTAGGCCGTTTTGCTTTTATTCCAAGAAAAAACGGCAATCTATCATTTGTAAAGGTGGTAAATTAAATGGGCTACTATATTAGTATTAGGTTTTCACCGGGGCAGCAAGATAAAATAAATAACCGCACATATGTTAATGTGTATCTCAGCATGAACGCAACAGCGGGATATTATGCGGAGCATCCAAACGGCACAGGGGTGCTTACAGTAAATGGGCAAAATTATCCCTTTTCAACGCGCTACTATGTTCGCGGCTCTTCACAAGTAATTCATAGCGTAAGTGTATGGATAGAACACGAACCGAACGGCACAAAACGATTAACAGCTTCTGCAAGCTTTGATTCTAAAATTGTTGGCACGTTCACAACATCAGACTATACATATTTGAACGAAATACCGCGAGCATCCTGGCCCACAACATCAAAGCAAGAAATAACGTTTGGTGAATCAATCGAAATTTTTACAAATAGAAAAGTAAATACATTTAAGCACGAATTGTACGCAATGGCAAATAACGATCCAAACACATACACCAAGATTGGCGAGAATGTAGAAGATCGAATGATGTGGACATTGCCGGAAAGTTGGAAGAGTTACTTCCCAAATTCCAATGTTAAATTGCTTATAGGGGCATTTACGTTCAATGGCGCAAATTCATTAGGAAGAGTTGATGCGCCACTTGTCAATGTAAAACCTACACCGGATATGTTACCGGATTGCGAAATTAAGATTGAGGACGAAACAGGAAACTTTGCGAAGTATGGCGGCTTTGTACAGTATCAATCTAAAGCTAAAATTACATTAAATAATACATTTAAGTATGGTGCTAGCTTACTGACACAAAGCATAATTGCAGATGATTTAATATACAATACAGGAACTCAAACAATCAGCATTACAAATACAACTCACAACATCATAGGCAAAGTGCTTGATTCAAGGCAAGGACAAAGAACCACAGAGAAGAAGATAGAAGCCTTTGAATGGCATATTCCAACAATAGCAGCAGCAAAGATTGAACGTTGCCGTGCAAATGGACTAGAGGATGGCAACGGGGATTATGTGAAGATAACCTTTGATGTTGATGTATCAAGTTTAAATAACAAGAATAAACGAGAATTAACAGCGACACTGAAGAGGCAAGGGCTGACAAACGGGGAACAACGCAGCATAAAGCTAAACGCATACAAGGTAAGCGACAGCATCATAATGCCTTGCTCAAGTGATTATGCATACGAAATCACACTAAAGCTAGCAGATGATTTTGCGCATTCTTTATTTACACAATTAATCGCAACAGGCTTTACACTAATGGATTTTCATTCATCCGGGCGAGGCATGGCGATTGGTAAGGTATCGGAAACCGAAGGACTGCTTGACGTTAATTTGAAAACGGAATTTAGGCAAGGCATTAGCATACAAGGCAATCAAATATCAGATTTTATTATATCAAGGGAAGAAATAAAATCAGAAGATAACAACATTAATTGGATTGTATGCAAGTACGCAAGTGGTGATTTGCATGCGTGGGGCAATGGGAAAATCATATTTCCCGCGGGGAACTCAACGGCTATATCATCATGGTGGTGGCGAAAGGTTATATTTGTTAAACTGCCTATCAAATTCAAAAGCTTAACAGTTGCGCTAGTACAAGGCGCATACAATGGCTTCTTATTGTCAACAAATGACTTTGCCCAAAAAACAGATGCAAATAATTTTGAAGTGCATATTTACTCAACAAGAAATATGACTCTTAAAGAAGAAATAAACGCACATTTTGAAATAAGGGGGCAATGGAAATAATGAAGGCGGCAGATGTTATAAAAGAAAAACTAGACGGGCTAACAATACGTGAGCATGCAAACGCATTTGGCATTACAAAAGAAGCGGAAGCCGAATTTTACTATCAAAGATTTTTAGACATCACAACAACAGAAGTGATGCGCATTTTATGCACCCAAACACTATACGATGACAAGCTAGACGATAAAGACGAAGATTTATTGAAAGCTTGCGAATTTGCCCGCAGCAAGCTTAACGAAATAATGCGGTTAAGAGAACTAAAACAGAAAGGGTAAGGGATGGAAGAGTACGTATCAAAAGCGCAGTGTTACCAAACACGCGAAAAGGACATAGTGCAGCTTAATGCAAATACGCAAGCGGTAGAAGATTTAAAAAGGCGAATGGAAGTAACCGAAAAGACACACGAAGTAATACAGGAAATGGGCAAGAACATTGCAACTATGGTGGTGCATTTAGAAAATTTTCAAACCGAACTCAAGAATCAAGGGAAACGATTAAACGCACTAGAGGACATACCAAAACTGCGATGGAATGCAACTATACAAGCGGTTATAACATTGCTTGTTGGCTCGATAGGAACAATCGTTATACAGCATTTATTAAATTAGTTTAGTTATGGCGGTAACATACCGCCTTTTTTAGTAATTTTAAAAAGGAGTATTTATTATGGCAAAGAGAGATTGGAAGGATTGGACAAAGAAGGCTTGCACTAGAGCGGTTAAGACAGTGGCACAGGCAGCACTCGCACAGCTTACAATTGCAAGCACATTAGGTGATGTAAATTGGAAGGTACTTGCAAGCACAGCAATACTTGCGGGCTTAATATCACTTGCAACAAGCGTATATGGGCTTCCAGAAGAGAAGGAAAACGAGGAGGGCTAATCATGTTAAATGGCATAGATATATCGGGATGGCAAGAAGGGTTAGACCTATCAAAAGTACCTTGTGACTTTGTAATCATCAAAGGCACAGGCGGTACAAACTATGTATCATCTGCATGTGATGGCTTTATGCAGCAAGCAAAGGCATTAGGCAAGCTAACAGGGGTATATCACTTTGCGCGTGAAGCGGGCTGCGGTGGCACAGGAACTGAAGAGGCTAGATGGTTTGTTGCAAATTGTGGCGCTTATTTTGACGGCACAACAATCCCCGTACTTGACTTTGAAACAGATACATGGGTAGGGCAAGAATGGGCGCGCGAATGGCTCGATGAGGTATACAAACTAACAGGGGTTAGACCTTTATTTTATACATATTTGGGCGTGCTAGAATCTCAAGATTTTAGTTTAGTAGCAAATGGGAATTATGGTTTGTGGCTTGCAAGATATGGCAGCAATACCCCAAAGGGCTATGAACCAAATACACCTGTACCAAATTCCCACAGCTTCCCTTTTGTCGCAATGTATCAGTATTGCTCACAAGGAAGGCTTGCGGGATGGAATGGAAATTTGGATCTTAATGTATTTTATGGCGATGCTGCGACATGGTACGCATACGCACAGAAAGCGGGAGCGACTACTAATATTAGCAAAAAAACTATCCCGGACGATATGACAATAAAAAGGTACAATGGTGAGGACAGATACAAAACCGCAGATTTGATAATCAACGATTATATCAAAGCAAATAAAGTAGTAACAAATGGTGAATCATACGCAGATGGAATCACTGCTTGTTACCTTGCAAGAAGCAAGAAAGCGAATATTGTATTTGACAAGTGCAAGGAAACAAACGGGCTAGAAACATATACCATAGGTGGCGACATCAAAGTGAATGGCACGGGAGTAAAATCTATTAGCGGTGCAAATAGATATGATACGAATCTTGCAGTGCTGAAGGAATGCAGCAAAGACATAAAGAAGATAATCATCACAAGCGGTAAAGATTGGGCAGACGGAATCTCAACTACAACAGCAGGGCTTCCTGTAATGCTTGTAAGTGATTATATATCAGTAAAGCAAGCAGCATTTTTAGAAAAACTATCAGACGATACGGAATACATCATCATAGGTGGCACAAGTGCTGTATCGCAGATAGTAAGTAAGCAGATTGCAGACATCAGCCAAGTAACAAGGATTGATGGCGCAGATAGGTACGAAACTTCAACAATGATTGCAGAATACTTCTATCCAAGCGCGGAATCAGTAATTTTAGTTAATGCATGGGCTGATGCAATAGCCGCATGCAACATTGGTGAATATCCTGTTATTCTTTTAAGCAATCACACAAATGAATCAGCAAGGGAATATATCAAGAAGCACGGAATTAAAACGGCTTATGTTATCGGAAACATAACAGATGATACATTAGCAGATATATTCAATTAAGAACTAGGGGGGCAACATGCCCCTTATTTTTATTGCAAAAAAATAAAAAAGTTTATAAAAAGGCTTGACAAAGTACACAATGTAAACTATAATAAATATAGAAAGGAGGTAAGGTATGAAAAAGAAAAAAAATGAAGATAAAGAAACTAACAATAAAGTTAAATTTCCTCATCTTCGCTTTTGAAATCACCATAGAGAGAGCGTAAGCTCCTCTATGGAAATCATACCATAATAAAATATGAAAGACAAGAAAAAAATTAAAATTGCAGTAGCAATGAGAAAAACAACCACAAAAGAAAAAATTATTGGTGGTATCGTATGGGGAATATTGATTGGATGCATTGTTTACTTAATTGTAAAATAAAAGGTAGATATGACAATAGCGATATAAAAGGAGAACACACTATGATAAACGAGAAATATGTATATGAAGATTTTGAAAAGATGGTAAAACTAGCAGCATTAGAAGATTACAAATATAGTTATAATGAAACTAGCGGGGTACATCAATTCACTAGCGGCAACAATGATGAATGCATAGAAGTAAACGATTACAGCACAGCAGACGGCAAGCCGGATAATTGGGATGGGGATGTACACAGCGATTGGAATAAAATCTGCATGGAACTTGCAGAGGAATTTAGCGGAATTGTTCCCGGCATTCACAAGAAATATGAAGTATGGCATTTATCAGATACGGAAAACAACGGCTTTGCAGAAGAATGGCTAATATTGTCAACAAATGATAAAGAAAAAGCAATTGAAGAGGCTAGAAGCATGCAAACAAAAATTAAAGGCAAAGAGGGGGTTGCCATAAGAACTGATATTGATGATTCATCAGTTGTCTTTGACGGAATCGGTAGTTATGAATATAATGAAGTAGAATTTTAGAAGCTGAAGAGGGCATTAAAAATGAGAAAGATTATAAAAGGCAAGGTATATGATACAGACACCGCCCACATGATGGGAAGCCATGCGGGGGTGTATATGTTCAAAAAGAAAACGGGTGAATATTTCAAAGCAACAGAAAGTGCGGGAATCGAACCGCAGACACAGGAAGAAGCAAAACAATGGTTTAAATCGTATTTAGATGCAGATATATATAACACTATATTTGGCGGGGTAGAAGTCCAAGAGCATGGAAAACACAAAATGAAAAAGATCCGCGAAATGACAGGGTACACGCAAGAAGAATTTGCAGAAGCTTATGAAATACCAATAAGTACGATAAAAAGTTGGGAATTGGGGCATAGACTACCACCGGAATATGTTTTGAATCTACTTGAATTTAAAGTAAATGCAGATTTTGAAAAAAAATAATTTTTTTTCAAGAAAAAGAGGGCAACACCCTCTTTTTTTTATATAATTTAAAAAGGGTAACTCATAGGGTAACCCACTTTTGGGAACGATTGGGAACGATTGGGAACGATTCTCAGACAAAATGCGAACATATATAAAGCAATGAAAAAGCCTTGTAACACTGATAAATGCAGTATTTTCAAGGCTTTTTATAATTGGTATCGCCTAGGGGAGTCGAACCCCTGATTCAGCCGTGAGAGGGCTAAAAAGAATGTTCAAATTTGAACGTTACCGCGAATAATAACTCATAGGGTAACGCGGTACAGATTATTAAGCTTATCTGCCGCATCAAGAAGCTTATCAGTATTTACATGCGTATATATATTTGAAGTAGTTGTAATGGAAGCATGCCCCATTAATCGTTGCGCCACGCGGACATCTACCCCCGCCAAGCATAAATCAGTGCAGAAGGTATGGCGAAGGCAATAAGGCACAAGATCCTCTGCAACATGGCTAGGGTATACAAGCTTGTTGCGGTATAATTGATTCCCGGCTTTTAAATTCAGATGCCGTTTGAATGCATTCCACAAATGCTGCCGCCCGCTCTCGTCAAGCTTCTTGCCAACAGTATTTTTAAAAATATAGTCATTTGCACCATGCTTATATACAAGCATATTTCTGAGTGGCTCAGCCAAAGGAACTTTACGCGTAGCATTCTTTGTTTTTGTACCACGAACAAATATCATGCCGTCTTTAATATCCATGCCTTTTAATTCTGCAACCTCAGAAGGGCGAAGCCCCGCATATAACATAACTGCATAAAATTGGAATCGTCTATCATCCGGAATTGTAGCAAGAATCAATTTGCGTTCCTCATCAGTGATCGATCGTCTAGTTGTTTTTCCGCCCTCCGGTGCAACAATATTCTTTGCGGGGTTATCGTTTATTAGTTTATTTTCCACAGCCTTATCAAAGATTGAGTATATTCCTTGCTTAACCTTCTTTATATAATCAGCAGAATATCCGTTCAAATTCTGCGCAATCCTCTGCAAGTGAAGAGGTTTAATTGCACTAAGTGGCATTGCCCCCAATTCTGCAACAAGCTGCTTTTCCATCTTACATTTCCAATTCCTCAAAGTAATTTCCTTAACATTGGATTTGTAAGAATCAACATACATCACATACCAGTCTTTTAAAAGCATATTGCTACTTACTAATATTCTTCCATTTTCAAGGGCAAGGCGCTTGCGTTCTTCCTTCTTGTATAATTCCTTTTGCGTATCTGCGTATATTTGATAGCGCTTGCCCTCAAAAGTAAAAGACGTTTTATATTTATATTTTTTTGGCATAAAACGCTCCTTTCAATGGGGGAATCAAGATATTATCTCATTTATAGCTTTTTCAAAAACAAAACCTGTTGCAAGACAATCATTTAAAGAATTATGAGCATCAAAATATATATCATTATAGGCAGCAATATCAACAAGCGAAAATGAACAAAGATAATTTGCATAAGCTTTTTTTGCAATTAAACAAGCATCGTAACATTTGCGTTTGGAGAATAGATCAATCCCGGCACAATATAAAAATTTTAAATCAAAAGCAAGGTTAAAACCAACAACAGGACAATTGCCAATAAACCCCAAAAGTGAATTAGATATTTGTTCTAAAGATGGAGCAAATTCAACATCAGAATCATAGATATTATTTATCAGCGAAGCTTCACCCGGAATTGTTCGTTTTGGGTTCACCAATGTTGAAAAATAAGAAACCGGAGAAAATTCCTCAAATAGAATTGCTGAAACTTCAATGATTCTATCGCGTGTAGCACTTAAGCCGGTCGTTTCAACATCTACAACAATAAAAGCGGGCAACGTATCCGGATTAAAAGAACGTGCAATGTTTTTAAATTTTAATTCATGCATATCGCGTAATTGTTGGCGATACAAGACAGTTGAATCATCAAGCACAACATCATGTTTAACTAAAGAATCAACAATATTATTAAAAGATTCTTTTTTTGAGTTAATATATTTCTTTTGAGCAACTGCAGAAGCTTCAGCCCGTTTTCTATTCTCCTCGTTAATTTTTTCTTGTTTAACAATATTTTTTTGCTTTAAAAAAATCTTAAGCGCATATAATGAAATTAAAAAACCTACAATAAATGGAATCATAACAAAGCCCTTTTTTATTTTCTACTCAAAATAAATTCGGTATATCTCAATACATCTTGTAATTGTTCATCTGACATTTTACGGACATTATCCAAGATTGCAAAGAAACAATCTTTATTTTGAGGAGATGCAGAATAACTACTTGAAGGCTCTGCACAATGCCCACAATCATTGCTGTAATAATTATTTGTTGTCGAATTGCTATAAGCTGAGTTATCATCACTTGCAATGTTGTTCGATATAAAGCCGTTATTATTATCTTGATTTACTGTAACTTCCCACCCCATGATTGTACTCGGGGACAATTCCAACAACTTTGATAATGCCACAATATTATTTCGTCTCATGTTTTGAATCTCTCCGGACTCCCAACGGGAAATCGTTGCCTCACTTACTCCCACTTTATCTGCCACATATTTCATAGTATAACCAAGCTCGCGACGTTTATTTTTTAATATATCTTTTATTTCGTTCATTGCGAACCTCCTACAATAAACACATGATATATTATATATTGCGTTTTTGCAATATATAACAATATAAAATCAACAAAAATATTAAAATAGCATTGACAAACGCAAAATGAAGATATATTATAGACTTACGGAACGCAAGAAAGGGGGCGAGAGCATGTTTGACAAAAGAAGATTCAAAGCCCAAATAGCCTTAAAAGGCAAGCGACTAAAAGATATAGCCGAAGTACTAGAAATCAAGGAATCAACGCTATATAGAAAGTTGAAAAGGGATGGAGATTTTACAAGAGCGGAGATAAATACTCTTATTGTTTATCTTGAAATAGAAAGACCGGAAGAAATTTTTTTTGCCAAAGAACTTGCGTAAACGCAAGAATAAATTGAAGAGGCTTATAGGAAGGAAGATTGCAAATGACAAAAACCGAAATTGAACGAAATCTAAAGGAAGCAACAGACGGTGCAATTGTAATCAACACTGAGAAACTCGCAAAAGTCATGGATATGCGAAAAGCGGAAGCAATAAAAGTATGTATTGGCTGCCATTATGATAAGCGAGGAAAACAAAAGAAATTTTATATTGAGGATGTATCAAAGAAGCTTGCGGCAAGGAGGTGTTTATAAATGAAAAGGCTTTTAAGCGCGATAGGAATAATAGCACTTGTACTTGTATTAAATGGCATAGCAACGGCCATAGATAACCCGGAAGCATGCAAGCCGAAGCCCGAGTATAAAGAAGTAAGTTTTACAGCAGAAAAGGACTTACCAACGCAGATTGCAGAGCAATACGGGCTAGATCCGGATATTGTAAAAGCGATTATAAAAATCGAATCAAACGGCAATTCTAAAGCCGTTGGCGACAATGGGCAATCAATCGGGCTTATGCAGATTCAACCCAAATGGCATAAAGCAAGGATTGATAGATTAGGCATCACAGATTTAAAAGACCCAAAACAAAATCTAACAGTAGGCTGCGACATACTTGCAGAACTACTAGACACATACGGAAACTATCACATGGCACTTGCTGCATACAATACAGGAAGCCCATACAGGGGGCAAGAATATGCAGATAAGGTAATGGCAGAAGCCATTACCTTATCTGCATATTCTTGCCCCCTGTATGGG